AATCCGGGGAATAAACCATCATTTTTTCGGAGGGATTTGCCATGAGCGTAATGTGGAAGTATCTGGACAAGCGGTCGGCGACCATCGCCGCCATCAAGGACCGCGCCAGCATGAAGTTCATCATCGATCACACGGACGAGGAGATCACGGCGGAAAGGGAGCGTATGACGTCGGTCGGCAGCCCCAGGCTGGACGGCCTGCCCCACGCCCACAACCCGCAGGCCAACGAGGAGCGGATTCTCGCCGGGATAGAGGAGATCGACATTCTGAAGGAGCGTTACCGGCAGGCAGTGGAATACCAGGAATGGTTCGAGCCCGCATGGGCGCAGCTTTCGGAGGATGAGCAGTATGTGCTGGAAACCTTCTATGACGAGAACACCTACGGCAGCAACGCCGCCTGGTATATCGCGGAGCATTTCGAGATCGAACAGGCGTCGGCCTATCGCAAGAAGAACCGCGCCCTGGACCACCTGACCGTGCTTCTTTTCGGGAAGTTCTGATGTCCAATTCCTGATAAGATTCATATTCCGTTTCCTGCTATACTGGTATCGTGAAAGAGCGCGGGAAACGCAGAAGGCACGGTCGGGTAATCATCACGATTCCACTTCCGTGCCTTCTGTCTGTTGTACGCCTTCGGATTCTGCGCGTTCCGGGTGACCGGGCTGAATCCCCAGGTGACCCTGCGCTTTTTGTCCTGCTCCCGCTGCTTTTTCTTCGAGAGCTTTTCGTAAGGAATGAACTTGTCCATACGGATACCTCCCTGTCATGTGATGGGGGCATTATACCACGAAAGGCGGGAAAACGCAATGCCGTACAGACGTGTGACCTACGCGGAGCAATGCTGGTACATTCTCCGCTTCAAGCTGAGGGAGGTGTTGAAATTGCCCCGTTTTCCCGATCGCCCCTGCGCCCATCCCGGCTGTCCGCGGCTGGTTCCCAGGGGAAAGAAATACTGCGATGAGCACGCCACCCAGCACCCGGAGGAAATCCGCCCTGCGGCTGCCAGGGGATACGGCGCGAGATGGAATAAAGCGAGAAAAAGATTTCTGGAAAAGAATCCGCTCTGCGCCGAATGTCTGAAAGCCGGACGCTACGTCAAAGCGACCGACGTTGACCACATCGTCCCGCACCGCGGTGACCCGAAACTGTTCTGGGACGAGGGCAACTGGCAGGCGCTCTGCCACCGTTGTCACAGTGTCAAGACCAGGAACGAGGACCACGACCCGGTGTACCACTACTGAGAGAAAGGGAGAGAGCCATGTATTACAAGCTGAAGCCCTGCCCGCACTGCGGAGGGGAAGCCTACCTGGAGCGCGCCCACCGCGCTTTCATCAACGCCCAGACCACCCGCGTCGCCTTCGTGCGCTGCACCGTGTGCAACGCGCGGTCGGGACGCTACAGGCTGGAGGACTACGGCAGCCCCAACCACTCCACCGAGGCGGAGCGCAAGGCTGTCGAAGCGTGGAACCGGCGCGATGGCTGACCGCCGGGAGCGGATCGTCCGCCGGGGCGGGTCCACTTCTCTGTGGCGAAGTGTTTACATGACCGTCGGCCCCTGCCGCGTGCGAAAAAGGCGAAAACAAAAGGGTTATTAAGGGTCCCTGGAAAGGATGGTGAAAATCATGCCCACGAAAAGCAATAACATCGGCGGAAGAGGCGGCGCGAGACCCGGCGCTGGCAGGAAGAAATCCGCTGTGAAGGACAAGGCTACGGCCGGCAATCCCGGCGGCAGGCCGCTGGAGGTGCTCGACATCCCGGAGATGGAAGGCGTGGAGATGCCAAAGCCCCATGACTTCCTGTCGGCGGAGCAGCGCGACGGCAATCCGCTGCAGGCCACCGAGATTTATGAGAACACCTGGAACTGGCTCAAATCCATCGGCTGCGCCTCGAAGGTATCGCCGCAGCTTCTGGAGCGGTACGCCATGTGCAGCGCCCGATGGATACAGTGCGAGGAGACCACCAGCAAGCTGGGATTTCTGTCGAAGCACCCGACCACGGGCAAGCCGATCCCCAGTCCGTTCATTAACATCGGCATCCAGTATATGAACCAGGCGGTGCGGCTGTGGAATGAGATATTCCAAATTGTGAAGGAGAACTGTTCCACGGATTATGACAGCGGCCCGTCGCCGCAGGACGACCTGATGGAGCGTCTGCTCCGCGCCAGGGGCAACTGAAATATACATTTTGGAGGAAAGAGTATGTACGAGAAAGTGAATCCCGCCCACCCGGACAAGGTGGCGGACCGTATTGCCGGCGCGCTGGTGGACTACGCCTACGCACACGATGAGAACCCGCGCATCGCCGTCGAAGTTTTGCTCGGTCATGGCGTCTGCCACATCATCGCGGAAACCTCGGTGAGCATCCCGGAGGACTACATCAACAGGGCGGTGCGCAATATCGCCGGGGCGGGCATGGAAGTGGACTACCGCGAGGCGCCCCAGGACGCGCACCTTGCCAGGAATCAGGCCGGCGCAATCCGCTGCGGTGACAACGGCATCTTCAAGGGCATGCCCGTGACGGATGAGCAGAAGGAGCTGGCGAGGATCGCCGGCGTCATCTATGCCGCCTGGCCGTATGACGGGAAATACATTCTGGACGGCGACCGTCTGATTATATGCCAGAGCAACGCGCCGACGGCGGTCCTTACCTCGCTGTATCCCGGCGCAGAGGTCAATCCGCTCGGCGACTGGACAGGCGGCAGCGACGTGGACAGCGGCGCGACCAACCGAAAGCTGGGCAGCGACATGGCGGATTCCGTGACGGGCGGCGGCCTGCACGGGAAGGACCTGTCCAAGGCGGATGTATCCGTCAACATCCACGCATGGCTCAAAGCCCAGCGCACGGGAAAGCCGGTGGAGCTGTGCTGTGCAATCGGCGACGAGACTGTGGACGGCCTGCCCTACAGCGAGATCGTGGAAGAAGCGCGGGAATACATACGTTCCCTCGGCGGTTTCGAGAAGTTTGCGGAATGGGGGCTTATACGATGAACATGACATCTGAAATGGAGCGGGTGCCTGTAGACAGGCTCATCCCGTACATCAATAACGCGAGAACGCACAGCCCGGAGCAGATCAAGAAGCTCCGGGCTTCTTTGCGGGAATTTGGCTTCGTCAACCCCGTCATCATCGACCGGGAATACAATGTGATCGCCGGTCATGGCCGCATCATGGCGGCGAAGGAGGAGGGCATCACCGAGGTGCCCTGCGTCTATGTCGATCACCTGACCGAGGCGCAGCGCAAGGCATACATCCTCGCTGACAACCGCATGGCGCTGGACGCAGGGTGGGACGAGGAAATGCTGCGCGTGGAGATCGACGCCCTGAAAGAAGTGGACTTCGACCCCATGCTGGCGGGATTCGATGAAAAGGAACTGGCGGCGCTCTACGCCGATGAAGGCAACGGAGCGGAAGATGACGATTTCGACCTGTCCGCCGCGCTGGAGAAAGCGTCCTTTGTGGAGCCAGGGGACGTCTGGACCGTGGGCAGACATCGGCTCATGTGCGGCGACGCCACCAGGCCGGAAGACGTGCAGACGCTCATGGGTGGCGAACGCGCCAACCTGATCGTGACCGATCCCCCGTATGGCGTCTCCTTCAAAAGCGCCAGCGGCCTGACCATCCAGAACGACGGCATCAAGAATGAGGAGTTCTACGCCTTCCTGCTTTCCGCCTTCAGGAACATGGTGGATGTGCTGGAGAAGGGCGGTGCGGCCTATGTGTTCCACGCCGACACCGAGGGGCTGAATTTCCGCCGCGCCTTCGTGGACGCAGGCTTTCACCTCGCCGGGTGCTGTATCTGGGCGAAGGATACCCTGGTGCTGGGACGCTCGGATTACCAGTGGCAGCATGAGCCTGTGCTTTACGGCTTCCTCCAGAACGGAAAGCATCCCTGGTACTCCGACCGGAAGCAGACCACCATCTGGAATTTCGCCAAGCCCAAGCGGAACGCGAACCACCCGACCAGCAAGCCGCTGGACCTTCTGGCCTACCCGATCTGCAATTCCACGCAGGAGAACGCCATCGTCATTGACACCTTCGGCGGCTCCGGCTCCACCATGATGGCCTGCGAAAAGACGAACCGCATCTGCCGGATGATGGAGCTTGACCCCAAGTACGCCTCGGTCATCCTGCGCAGATACGTGGAGGACTTCGGCGGCGCGGACCAGGTGTACGTGGAGCGCGCCGGGAAGCGGCTCCTGTACGCCGACCTTGTGAAAGAGGTGGAGCATGAATAACGAGAGAAAGACACTGACCCTCGGCAGCCTGTTTGACGGCTCCGGGGGTTTTCCTTTGGCAGGCATCCTCTCCGGCATTGAGCCGGTCTGGGCATCGGAAGTGGAGCCTTTCGCCATCCGCGTCACTACAAAGCGCCTGCCGGGGATGAAACATTACGGCGACGTGTCGGCGCTCAGCGGCGCGGAACTGCCGCCCGTGGACATCATCACCTTCGGCTCGCCCTGCCAGGATATGTCCGTGGCCGGAAAGCGCGCCGGCCTGGACGGCGAGCGGAGTGGGCTATTCCACGAAGCCATCCGCATCATCAAAGAAATGAGGGAGAGTACACATAATGAGTACCCAAAATTCTGCGTCTGGGAGAACGTGCCCGGCGCTTTCAGCAGCAACAACGGCGCGGACTTCAAGGCAGTCCTCGAAGCGGTTATCGGTGTCAAAGAACCGGCCGTCCAGGTGCCTGCGCCTGGTAAAAACGGGTGGCCCTACGCCGACGTGTACCTGGGAGACGGATGGAGCGTGGCATACCGCCTTTTTGACGCTCAATTCTGGGGTGTACCCCAGCGCAGAGCAAGAATCTTTCTTGTCGCAGATTTTGGAGGCGAACGTGCCGGAGACATTTTATTTAAGTCCGAGGGCCTGTCTGGGTATTCTCCGGAGGGCTTCGCGGCGTGGCAAAGAGCTGCCCGCGATCCTGAGAATGGCGCTGGAGCGGCAGGCGGGCCTGCTGTCTGCGTAAACCCGCAGGGCTCCTCCGGCGTGGAAGTCACCGAGGATAAAACGGGGACGCTGGTCGCGCAGGACCATGGCCATCACCCGGCGGTGCTGGCGGCTGGTTTCTGTACGGAGCATTCTGCGAAGAGCCGCACCATTGGCTATGCGGAGGAGACCTCTCCCACCCTGCGCGCCGGGGTCGTGCCAGCCGCCATCGCACTGGAGCACCATCCTGCCGACAGCAGGATCGGCATCGCAGAGGATAATGTGGTGCAGACGCTGGCGACCCGCATGGGCACGGGCGGTGGGAACGTCCCGCTGGTCATGACCCCGGACGGCCCGCTGGCGTACACGCTGAAAATACGCTGCGGCGGTGGCAACGGCGGCAAGGGCGCCCTCTGGCAGGAGGAGAAGTCCCACACGCTGGCGACCGTCAATGACCAGACGCTGTTCCAGCCGCAGGCCTTTGGCATCTGCTCCGACCAGAGTCATGCCATGCTGTCGAACAATCCCCATGCCGGAATCTATGAAGCGGAGACCAGCCGCACACTGGACGCTCAATGCGGGCATCCCGGTTGTCACCAGGGCGGCATCGCCGTGGTGGAGAAAGCGTATTCCCTCCAGGGCAACATGATCGGACGCTCCGATGAGAATGGACCCCAGGGTAAGGGCGTCGGTGAGGACATCGCTTTCACCCTCGATGCCACCGACCGTCAAGGCGTGGCAGCGCCTGTCTATTCCTCCACGGTGGGCAGCTATATGACCGCCAGCGAGGAAGTGGCGCAGACGCTTATGGCGCGGGACTACAAGGACCCGCAGATTGTGAACCAGCCTTATTACATCGTGCGCAGGCTGACGCCGACCGAATGCGCACGGCTTCAGGGGTTCCCGGACTGGTGGTGTAAGGGACTGGAAACGTCGGAGCCTACAGAGGAGGACATCGCCTTCTGGACAGGGGTATTTGAGACCCATCGCCAGGTGGTCACCGGGGCGAAGAAGCCCAAGACCCGCGCCCAGATCGTAAAATGGCTCCGTAACCCGTACCTGGATTCGGCGGAGTATCGCCTCTGGGGGAATGGCATTTGCCTCAGCGTGGCATGGTTTGTGCTGGCGGGCATTGTGTACTATGGACAGACGGAAGGCTGAATGTTTGGTGGGTATTCTCCGCACTGCAGGGCTGAATTAACTTGCTATTCCGCCCCGGTAGAGCGAATATGACACTACCAAATTTGAAGGAGGATACCCCATGAGCACCTTTTACCTGGATTACAACGTCAGCGGACCGGAGCGCAAGCGCCTGGTCAACGCCATCTCCGCCTACACCCAGGCGGATGCCAAGTACCTCGGCGTACCGAGCTGCGCCTACGAGGTGGACTACTTCCACATCGACAAGAACGGCTGTGTCAGCTTCGATGACCGCGCCGACAGCGAGGAGATTGAAGGGCTGATCGACGCGCTGGTGAATCAGGGCTTTGTCGCCCAGGTCAACGACCTCGGCGCGGAGGCCGAGGAACCGGCGGAAGCCGCCGAGGAAGCCGCCACGGAGCTCGACAGCGCCGACAACGGCGAACAGGTCGGCCTGACGATCAGCCTCCCGCTGGACGGCTTCAACCCCGACAGCCTGGACCGCTTGCAGAGGCTGGTGGATTCCAAGGCCAGCCTGATCAAAAAGGCGCTGGGCGCAGACCGACTGACCATTCAGGCGGTAGACGGCACGATGCGCTTCCCCTGGTGGGACACACTGCCGGAGCCGGAAGAGACGCAAGCCGCCACCGCGTTCATCGCCGCCCTCTGCAAAATGGCGAAGGAAGCCAAGCGCGTCACCGCCACCGAGAAGGTAGTGGAGAGCGAGAAATACGCCTTCCGCGGTTTCCTGCTCCGGCTGGGCTTCATCGGCGCGGACAGCAAGCAGACCCGCAAGACCCTGCTGAAGAACCTCTCCGGCGCGTCCGCTTTCCCCAACAAGGCCGCCGCTGACGCCTTCGCCGCCGCGCAGAAGGCTAAGAGGGACACAGCCAAAGCAACCGACAACACCGAAACCGCCGCCCACACGGCGGATATCGCCGGGGAGGTGGAAGCATGACCTTTCCTTCCCGAGAAACGGTCGAGCGCGTCCGCAGGGAGTACCCTGCGGGCACCTTCGTGGAACTGGTGAAGATGGACGACCCGCAGGCCCCGCCCGTGGGCACCATCGGTGAAGTGCTTGGAGTGGACGATACCGCCAGCCTGCTCATGCGCTGGCGAAACGGCTCCGGGCTCAATGTGATCTACGGTGAGGACATCGTGCGGAAGGTGGTGGGCAGACAGTGAGTTTGGTCGATGACATCTACAACGGGGCGTACTACCCTCTGGAGCAGGTAAAGCCCGCCTCTGAAGCATTCAAAGAGCACGCCGATTCTGCAGAACGCTTTTCCAACGAGCTGGAGAGTCAACTGACCGAGGAACAGCGCGAGACGCTGGCCGCCTACAAAAGAGAGGATGCCGTGGTGACCGACCTGTACAATCTGGAGTTCTACCGCGCCGGCGTTCAGTTCGGCATCCGGCTCATGCTGGAGGCGCTTTCCGGCAGCGCGGAACCCCCAGAAATACACAAATAATGGGCTGTATCTTTGTGCGCCTTATGGCGGGTAATTAACTTGCTATCCTCCCCACCTGACGGTAATATGTCGCTACCGAAAGGGAAAACAAGGAAAACGGAGGGCAAGAACATGAAAAACACCGAGCGCCAGCAGACCGAAATGAAGAAGCAGACCATAGGGGTCGAGGTTGAGATGAACAACATCACCCGCAAGGATGCCGCCCGCATCGCCGCCGACTTCTTCGGCACCGGCCGCTACGAGGACACCGCCTACCGCAACGGCTACTACAGCTGGAGCGCCTGGGATGCCCAGGACCGCGAGTGGAAATTCCAGCGAGACGTCAGCATCCACGGCGACGATGCCCACAAGTGCGAGATGGTCACCCCGGTTCTGACCTACGACGACATTGAGACCCTGCAGGATCTTTGCCGCCGCCTGCGCAAGGCGGGAGCCAAGAGCGACGCGACCCGCGGCTGCGGAATCCACATTCACATCGGCGCCAAGGGACACACCCCGCAGACGCTCCGCAACCTCGCGAACATCATGGCAAGCCACGAAGACCTCCTGATTGCCGCCCTCAAGATCGACCAGGGACGCACCGACCGCTACTGTCGCACGGTCAACCCGGTTTTCCTCGAAAGGCTGAACAAGCGCAAGCCCACCACGATGGCCGCCCTCGCGGACATTTGGTACAAGGGCAACGGCGCGGACTACGGCAGGAACCAACATTACAATGACAGCCGGTATCATCAGCTTAATTATCACGCAGTGTTCACCAAGGGCACCATCGAGTTCAGACTTTTCCAGTTCGACGCGCCTGACGGCGAGCGACAGAACGGCATTCACGCCGGACAGCTGAAGAGCTACATCCAGCTTTGCCTCGCACTGAGCGAGATGGCGAAAGAAGTCAGGACCGCAAGTCCCAAGCCCCAGCAGACCGAGAACCCCAAGTTTGCGATGCGCACCTGGCTGATGCGGCTGGGCTTCATCGGAGAGGAATTCGCGACGGCGCGGGATTTCCTGACCCGCAACCTTGACGGCGACGCTGCCTTCCGCCACGGCAGAGCCGCTTGAAGGGCACAGAGGACTTAGCCTCCTCCTACCGGAACCTACCCGCATCGGCGGGCTTTCGGTGGTAGAAGGGTAAGCCTTCAGAGAAAGGATGGTAGACACAATGGCAGGAAGATACGAAATGGCCTATGGCCGTGTGCGCGATACTGCGCGCCGCTACTACATCGCCTACGGCAGCAACCTGAACGTTCTTCAGATGCGGATGCGCTGCCCGTCGGCGCGGGTCGTTGGAACGGCAGAGCTTCATGGCTGGCGGCTGCTTTTCAAGGGCAGCAAGACCGGCTCCTACCTCACAATCGAGGAGTACGACGGCGGCACAGTCCCCGTGGCCGTCTGGGAAGTGACGGAAGACGCTGAGGTGGCCCTGGACCGCTACGAAGGATTCCCGTCTTTCTACTACAAACGGGATCTGCGGGTGGAGTACAGAGGCATCCGCACCGGCAGGCGCAGGACGGTGGACGCCTTCGTCTACATCATGCGCGAGGACAGACCCTACGGCGTCCCCGGAGACTACTACGTCCGCGTGTGCCGGCAGGGGTACGACACCTTCGGCTTCGACCAGGAAAAACTGACTGAAGCGCTGCGTATCAGCGCGAAGGAGGCAGAGCGATGAAAGAGAGCATCAGACAGCCCAGAATTTGCCCACTGTGCGGGCAGACCTACACCGACCCGCCGGCGCTGTCCCGCACGGACAACGAGACGCTCATCTGCCCGGACTGCGGGACGCGACAGGCGCTGGAGAGCATCGGCGTGAGCGCCGAGGAGCAGGAGAAAATCCTCTCTATCATCCACCAGCGCAGGTCAGAATGACAAAAGGCTGCCAGCACGGAAAACGTGACGGCAGCTTCAATCATCTGTATTTTTTGCAGGCATCTTCGAGAAGAGCAAAATCGTTGCAACGCTTCGCAAGAGCGGTGCCATTTCCGTTTTCGAGCTTGTGCTTGTATACAAGCATCGCATTCTTCCGAATTTTCTCCTGCATGGCTTTGATTGCCCGATACTCCGCCAGAAGCAACGACTTATACTTCGGGTTGCGTTCTTTCGAGATATCGACATAGGTTGCCAGTCCATCAGGGACGGGAAACATGTTGTTGATGTTGATCACAGCATATTTCTTGATCTTGATAAAATCCAAAGCCTCCGGCATGCGGGCATGCTTGTCTTTGAAAGAAGAAAGCGGCGCAAAATAGTCCATGCCATTGACGGTCAGGAGCACACCTATGTATTTCCGCTCGTTAGATTGGCCAGCGGCCTTGTTGTGAAACAGGTGTGGCGCAAAGGCAGTGAGATAGTCGATGTATTTCGGACTGATCTCGTACAGTTTGATATTCTCCATCTTTACTCACTCCAATAAGCAAGGGCAGGTTTGCACCTGCCCCTGTTACGTTCGCGTTCAGAGTAGCGAAACACTCACTCTTAACTGTCTTGATCAGAGCCAAGAGAAGCTCGCTTTGTAAGTGTCTCATTTGGGGCTGAGATACACCCGCTGTTAAGCATCTTTATTATATGCGATGGGATGCTCTCCCGTCAAGAGTATTCCGCCGGTTTTGCGGAATATTCATATTTTGACTGGGCCAACGAACGCAAAAAAGCGACAATTATCTCTGCGAATCTTTGTGTACATTATGGGCAGGAAACTGTCCATAATTAACTTGCTATATTCCCGGTTTAGAGCGAATATGTCCATACCGCAAGGGAATACACCAAAAAACGGAGGACGCGAACATGAAGATCAGCGAAGGAATGAAGACCTACCGCCTGCCGAACCCCACGACCCCGGAAGACCTCGAATGCCGCTGGAGCAAGCTCCTGACCTTCGGCGAGAAGGTGGTCGTCGCCGGTTATTACTACCAGCACAACAAGCCCTGCTACTATGGGGCGGCCTACGAATTCCTGACCGATGACCATTCTTGCGAAGGCACCATTGGGCTGCGGGCGGTCAGCGATGTCGAGTTCAAGGATGACGGCCACGCGATTGCCTGGGCGATGGCGCACTGAGGAAGCGACTACCGAATAACCACAGGATCGGAGCCGGAAGGCTCTGTTCCTCATGAATAATTTAAGGGAGGCTGTGACGCCGTGGCGCCACTCGTCTCCCTTAATGACTGATTTTATCGATGTCCGCCATCCGTAGGCCCATATGTCCTACATCAACACGGGTTTTATCGTTGCCCGCCAACCGCAGACACACAAGTTCTGCACCTGTTCGGATTTTAGGTGTCAGCCACACCGAGAGGATGACGCCCCTCAGCCATACTCATAATATGCGATGAGGGGCCCTTTCGTCAAGAGGTTGCCCAGCAGTCTTCAATAAATTCATGAGCTGTTTTGCAGTCGCGTCAATCGTTGCGCGACTATTTTCATACATGGAGGTGATGATACAGTGTCTGTGCGCAAGCTGAAGAAATACAAACCGACGAAGTTCATGGCGAAGGACAGCCGCTACGATAAGGATGCCGCCGACTTTGCCGTCATGTTTATAGAGTCCCTGTGCCACACGAAAGGCACCTGGGCAGGACAGCCCTTTGAACTAATCGACTGGCAGGAGCAGATCATCCGCGACCTGTTCGGCATACTGAAGCCCAACGGCTACCGGCAGTTCAACACGGCATACATCGAGATACCCAAGAAGCAAGGCAAGAGCGAGCTTGCGGCCGCCGTTGCCTTGCTTCTTTTATGCGGTGACGGCGAAGAGCGCGCCGAGGTGTACGGCTGCGCCGCAGACCGCAACCAGGCGAAAATCGTTTTTGACGTGGCGGTGGACATGGTGCGCTTCTCCCCAGCGCTGTCCAAGCGGGTGAAGATACTGGAATCCCAGAAGAAAATCACCTATCTGCCCACCAACAGCTCCTACCAGGTGCTTTCGGCAGACGTGGCGAATAAGCACGGCTTCAATACCCACGGCGTCATCTTTGACGAGCTTCACACGCAACCCAACAGAAAGCTGTTCGACGTCATGCTCCAGGGCTCCGGCGACGCGCGGATGCAGCCACTGTATTTCCTGATCACCACTGCCGGGAACGACACCAACAGCATCTGCTACGAGGTACACCAGAAGGCGCTGGACATTCAGGCGGGGCGGAAAATCGACCCCACCTTCTACTCCGTCATCTACGGCGCATCCGAGGACGAGGACTGGACGGATCCCAAGGTGTGGAAGAAAGCAAACCCCTCCCTGGGCATCACGGTTGGCATCGACAAGGTGAAGGCCGCCTGCGAATCCGCCAAGCAAAACCCCGGCGAGGAGAATTCCTTCCGCCAGCTGCGCCTTAACCAGTGGGTAAAGCAGTCGGTGCGTTGGATGCCGATGGACAAGTGGGACGCCTGCGCGTTCCCGTTTTCCCCTGACGATCTGGAAGGGCGCGTCTGCTACGGCGGGCTCGACCTGTCCTCCACTACAGATATTACGGCATTCGTACTGGTTTTCCCTCCCGAAAATGAGGATGACAGGTATTATATTTTGCCGTATTTCTGGGTGCCGGAGGACACGCTCGACCTGCGCGTCAAGCGGGATCACGTTCCCTATGATGTGTGGGAGCGGCAGGGTGTGGTGATGACCACCGAGGGCAACGTCATCCATTACGGCTACATCGAGAAATTCATCGAAGGGCTGGGCGAACGCTTCAACATCCGAGAGATTGCCTTTGACCGCTGGGGCGCTGTGCAGATGGTGCAGAACCTTGAGGGCATGGGCTTTACCGTCGTGCCCTTCGGGCAGGGCTTCAAGGACATGTCCCCGCCTACGAAGGAGCTGATGAAGCTGGTGCTGGAGAAGCGGATCGCCCACGGCGGCCATCCCGTTCTGCGCTGGATGATGGACAACATCTTTATCCGCACCGACCCTGCGGGGAACATCAAGGCAGACAAGGAAAAGAGCACGGAGAAAATCGACGGAGCGGTGGCGACCATCATGGCGCTGGACCGTGCTATCCGCTGTGGACTGGACAACGGGGAAAGCGTCTACGATACCCGCGGCCTGCTGTCGTTCTGACGCAACCGGGGATTTATCCGGGAAATTATCAATGTACGGCTGCACCTTTTTCTGCTATACTTATATCACAAAATGTAGCGGAAAGGGTGTGAGAATCATGCGTGAGGAACCGTTCAAGGCATATCTCCTCGGGTGCGTGGGCGAAAAAGGGGTCAGTTCCAGAATGGTGAAGGCGCGGAAAGCCGAGCGTATTCTGAATACCAGCCTCGACAACGTGGTTGCGGATGACAGCGCCATGTACAAGGCGCTGCTCCAGATCAGGGAGCAGGATAATCAGCGCAGTTCTATGCAGAACGCCATGCGGTATTATTATCGCTTCTTCAACGGACGGGCATTCCCACAGCTCAGGGATTATGAGCGTCAGCATGGATTGTCCACTTTCTGATAAGATTCATCTTGAGAAATGTAGTATCCTTATATCGTGAAAAAGCGCGGGCTTCCCGGACATCCGGGAGGTCCATTTTTATTGGGGGGATAAACAATGGGACTGAGAGAATGGCTGGGCATCAGCGCGAGGGACGCTCCCAAGGTGAACGACAGCGTTCGTGATTCCGGGCAGACCTTTGTGTTCGGTAAGTCCGATGCCGGCGAGACGGTCAACGAGAAATCCGCCATGCAGATCGCTACGGTGTATGCCTGTGTGCGTCTGCTGGCGGAATCGGTGGCGGGACTGCCGCTGCACCTGTACAAGTATACCGGTGACGCCGGGCGTGATAAGGAACGCGCCACGGATCATCCGCTGTATAAGCTGCTCTACCGCCAGCCCAACCCGGAAATGACCAGCTTCTCATACTTTGAGACTTTGATGACGCATTTGCTCTTATATGGCAATGCCTACTCACAAGTCATCCGGGACGGCAGGAATAATGTCGTTTCCCTTTATCCGCTTTTGCCGGAGAACGTGGAAGTGGACAGGGACGAGAATGGGCGCATCTACTACATCTACCACGCCTACACCGACGAAAAACCGGGAGAGCGGGATAAGGATATCTTCTTCCGGGCGGACGAGATATTCCATGTCCCCGGCCTGGGCTTCAACGGGCTGGTGGGCTTTTCGCCCATCGCCATGATGAAGAACAGTCTCGGCACCACGCTGGCGGTGGAGAAATACGGCAGTGCCTTTTTCAAGAATGGCGCACAGCCGTCCGGCGTGCTGGAGCATCCCGGCGTGTTGAAGAACCCGGAAAAGCTGAGGGAAAACTGGTCGCAGATTTATGGCGGCCCCGGCAATGCCCATCGCGTGGCAGTGCTGGAAGAGGGCATGGCGTACAAAGCCATATCGCTTCCGCCGGAGGACAGCCAGTTTCTCTCCACCAGGCAGTTCGGCGTGAACGAGATATGCCGTATCTTCCGTGTGCCGCCGCACCTGGTGCAGGATTTGGAGCATGCCACCTTCTCGAACATTGAGCATCAGTCCATCGACTTCGTGGTGCATACCCTGACGCCCTGGCTGGTGCGCTTCGAGCAGGCCATCGTGAAAGACCTGCTGCTCCCGGACGAGCAGGACGTGTATTTCCCGAAATTCAATGTGGACGGGCTCCTGCGCGGCGACTACCAGAGCCGTATGCGCGGTTACGCCACGGGCATTGGGAACGGCTTCCTGTCGCCCAACGACTGCCGGCGCCTTGAGAACATGAACCTGATACCCGCCGAGAAAGGCGGGGACGATTACTATCTCAACGGCGGCTACGTCAGGTTGCAGGACGCGGGAAAGAGCGCCGGAGATACACCGCCCGAACCGGCGGAAAAACCGGAGGAAACTGAGAAGACCACGAACAGGAGGAAGAGATGAAAAAGTTCTGGAACTGGATTCATGACGACGGCGGCGGCCGCGTCCTCCGGCTGGAGGGCCCTATCGACAGCGAGAACTTCTGGGGCGATGAAATCACGCCACAGATGTTCCGCGAGGACCTTGAAGCCGAGGAGGGCGACGTCACCGTCTGGATCAATTCGCCCGGCGGGAACGTGTTCGCCGCCGCCGAGATTTACACCATGCTGAAGGACTACGCCGGGAAGGTCACTGTGAAGGTCGCGTCCCTTGCCGCCTCCGCCGCGTCGGTGGTGGCGATGGCGGGCGATACGGTGCAGATGTCCCCGACCGCGCTCCTGATGCTGCACGATCCGTCCACTGTGGCAATGGGCAATACCCGCGACATGGAGAAGGCCATCGCCGCGCTGAACGAAGTCAAGGAAGCCATTGTCAACGCCTACGCCACCAAGAGCGGCCTGCGCCGGGGCAGGATCGCCGACCTCATGTCGGAAGAGACCTGGCTCAACGCGAAAAAGGCTGTGGAGCTGGGCTTTGCCGATGAAGTCCTCTACGACGGCAAAAAGCCTGAGGAGGACGCCGCCGCGCCGGAGGACGGTTCGCCGCCCGTCGAGGCGCAGCTTTTCTCCACCCGCGTGATGGACATGGCGATCCTTGACCGCCTGGGCGTCACCGGCGACACGGAGGAGCCGCCGTCCGCTCCCGTGATCGGCATGGACGGCAGGACGGAGGATGGGGCTATGCCCTATCAGATACTCAGAAATCAGCTGGACTTCCTCAGATGAGGGGCCCGGCTTTTTTCATGCCATCAACTACATTTTTGGAGGGTTATACCATGAGCAAGATTATCGAACTTCGCAACAAGCGCAATACCCTGTGGGAGCAGACCAAGGCATATCTGGAGCAGCACCGCGACGAGAACGGCCTTGTCGCCGCCGACGCCGTGGAGCAGTACAACAGGATGGCCGCCGACGTGAAGGCCCTGGGCGATGAGATCAGGCGCCTGGAGGACCAGATGGAGATGGACGCAAAGCTGTCCGCTCCGACCTCCGCGCCCGTCCACACCGATCCGAAGGCGGACAGCCGCAAGCCCGCGCGTCCGACCGCGACCGATGCCTACAACAAGGCTTTCTGGGACATGATGCGCGGCAACAACAGCCTGGAAGTGCGCGACGCGCTTTCCGTTGGCGTCAACGAGAACGGCGGCTTTACCGTCCCGGACGAGTTTGAACGCCAGCTGATCCAGGGGCTTGAGGAGAACAACATCTTCCGCACCCTGGCGCACACCATCCATACCAACTCCGGCACCCGCACCATCCCGATTGCGACCGATTCCGGCTCCGCTTCCTGGATCGAGGAGGGCGCGGCCATCCAGGAATCCGACATGAGCTTTGCGCAGGAAACCCTGTCCGCCTACAAGCTGGGCTGCATGATCAAGGTCAGCAATGAGCTGCTGAACGACAGCGCCTTCAATATCGCCGCGCACATCGCGCAGCGTTTCGGCGTCCGTTTCGGCAACGCGGAGGAGGATGCCTTCATCAACGGCACCGGGCCTTCCGCCAACCCGCAGGTCACGCCCAGCCAGCCCACCGGCATCCTGACCAGCCTGTCCCCGTCTGCCGGCAACATCACCGATGATGCCGAGACCGTCCACTTTGATAACATCTACAAGCTGTATTACAGCCTCAAGTCCCCGTACCGCCGGAAGGCATCCTTCCTGTGCAACGAGACCCTGCTGCTGCAGCTGATGCTGATCAAGGACAAGAACGACAACTACATCTGGAAGCCGGGCCTTGAGGTCGGCAAGCCGGATACCATCCTGGGCCGCCCGATCTACACCAGCGGTTACATGCCCGGCATCACCGGGACCGCCGCGGACGACGCGGGCAAGAAGGTCCTGCTCTTCGGCGACTTCAGCTATTACTGGATCGCCGACCGCCAGAGCCGCACTCTCAAGCGCCTGAACGAGCTTTACGCCGTCACCGACCAGGTGGGCTTCATCGGCACACAGCGCGTCGACGGCAAGCTGATCCTGCCGGAGGCCATGCAGGTCATGGCTATGGGCGGCGGCCAGGGCTGATGAAAGGAGGCGCCGGCCATGACGCTGATCACGCTTGCGGAGGCGAAGGAGTACCTTCGCCTGGATACAGCGGATGAGGACGCCGTGGCCGGCGCCCTTTTATCCGCGGCCGCCCGGCTGTGCGTGGATGTCGCGCGGCTGACCGATGAACAGTGGGCGGACATTGATTCGGACAAGCGCCGCTCCGACAGGTATTCCTGCGCGGAGATTGCCGCCGTCCGGGAAACCATGCGCGTGGCGATACTCTATGCGCTGGGCTATCTTTTTGAGCATCGGGAGGAAGCCGACCACCACGCGCTGACGCTCACGCTGCGTTCCCTGCTCTTCGGCATCCGGGAAGGGGTGGTGTAATGGACATCGGGGCGTTACGGACACGGATCACCATCCAGAAAAACGAAACCGCCGTTGACCAGTACAGGAACCACACCTCCGTCTGGAAGGACTGGTTTTCCTGCTGGGCGACCGCCGTCGCCAGCGGGAAAAGCGCCGAAGAGACACAGAACGCGGGATACACGCAGGAGGCGGACCGGCTGGACATTACCGTCCGCTGGTCCTCCGAAACCGCCGCCGTCAACTCGAAGGAATACCGGGTTCTGCTGGGCGGCAGGATTTACGACATCATCAGCATAGATGATATGGGCTTCAAACGCAACAGCCGGAAGTTCCATACCATCCTGACGGAGAGGTGACGCCATGAGTTATCAGAGGGTAAGCATTGATCAGATGGCGGACGTCATCATGGAGGAACTGAACAAGTTCTCGGAAACCGGCATCGACGAAGTGAAAAAGGCCGTGAAGAAGGGCGGCAAGATCGTGAAGGACGACATCAACGCCTCCGCGCCTGTGCGCACCGGCCGCTATGCCAAATCCTGGACATATAAGGTGACCGCCGAGGATTCCGCCAGCATCGAGGTCACGGTGTATTCGCCGAGCCGGTATATGCTGGCGCACTTGCTGGAGCATGGGCACGCCAAGCGCGGCGGCGGGCGGGTCCGCGCCATCCCGCACATCGCGCCCGCCGAGGACCATGCCGCCGAGGAGATTGAGCGCGAACTGGAAAAGGCGCTGGGAGGATAGACGCATGACCTATGACGCAATTGTTGAAATGCTGGAGGAAGCGGGCCTGCCGCTGGCCTACGACCATTTTGCCGAGGGCGAGTCGCCGGACCCGCCTTTCCTCGTTTTCCTGTTCCCGTCCTCGGACAACTTTTCCGCAGACGGGATCGTGTACCAGAGGATAGACGCTCTCCACATCGAGCTTTACACAGACAGGAAGCAGCCGGATATGGAACGGCGTCTGGAGACCGTGCTGGACAGGCACGGCGTTTTTTATGAGAAGACCGAGGTCTGGATCGATACCGAGCGCCTGTACGAGGCGCTGTATTCCACCGAAGTCTTAAGAACCGACTGAAGGAGGATATAGCAATGCCCAAGAACAAGGTAAAGTTCAACCTGAAAAACGTACACTACGCCCTGCTCACGCTCTCGGCTCAGAACGTGCCGTCCTTCGGCACGCCCGTGCCGGTCCCCGGCGCGGTGTCGCTCTCCCTGGACGCCAATGGCGAGCCGGAGAATTTTTACGCGGACGGCGGCGTGTACTACGTCATCAACAACAACATGGGCTACGACGGCGACCTGGAACTGGCCATGATCCCGGAGAGCTTCCGCACTGACGTGCTGAAGGAGACGCTGGACGCCAACGGCGTGCTGATCGAGAATTCCGAGTCCAACCTGGCCGCGTTCGCCCTGCTGTTCGAGTTTGACGGCGACCAGAAGCACATCCGCCATGTGCTGTACAACTGCGCGGCGTCCCGTCCCGGCATCGAGGGCAAGACGAACGAGGAGAGCAAGGAAGTGCAGACGGAAACGCTCACCATCAAGGCGTCCCCGCTGCCCGACGGCACGGTGAAGGCCAAGACCGGCGACACCACGGATACCGCCACGTATGAGGGCTGGTATGGCGCGGTATACCTGCCCGCCGCGGAAGACGGCGGCGACGACAACGGGGAGGGCTAAGAGATGGCTGTGACGAAGACGATCCGGATTGACGGTCAGGAGGTCACGTTCCGTGCCTCCGCCGCCATCCCCCGGCTGTACCGGGTGAAGTTCCACAGGGATATCTACCGCGACCTCGACGCCTTGCAGAAGGCGATGGAGGGCAGCGACGAAGGCGCGTCCACGCTGGACACTTTCTCCCTGGAACTGTTCGAGAATATCTCCTACATCATGGCGCGCCACGCCGACCCGTCCGTGCCGGATTCCCCGGAGGAATGGCTGGAGCAGTTCAACACCTTCTCCATCTACCAGGTGCTTCCGCAGATCATTGAGCTTTGGGGACTGAACCTGCGGACGGACGTGGAGAGTAAAAAAAACTTCGTGCCACAGAACGGCCGATGACCACGGCGCTGTTCCTGCTCCGCTGCGTCCAGATCGGGCTCCATATCAGCGAACTGGATCTGCTGACAATAGGGCTCGTGAATGAAATGTACAACGAGAGCAGGAACGACGAGTGCCAGGACAGCTACAGGCAGCTTGCCTCCCAAGAGGATTTCGACCGTTTCTGATCATTTCATCCGCATGAACTGTGCTCCGGTATTACGCAGCCTGCGGGACGGATTCTTCCCGCCGATGAAGCACAGGCGCTTCCCGGCGGCAGCGGCGTCCTCCGCAAGGCAGCGGAAACCGCCGTCGGAAGTGACGACACAGACCATGCCAATATCGGGCTGCTTCAGGTACTGCCTCGCGTCTTCCTGGATTCTGCGGTCTATTTTGTTATTCGCGGGTCCGCCCCGCAGGCCGACATCCTTAAAGCTGCCGTCTTTGGCTTTTGTGGTCCACCGCTGCGTGTAACGGTCCTTCCTGTGATGGTACACCCTGCGCTCGGCGACGCTGCCGAGGCGGTCGGTGATGGCGACGATCCGCTCCGCGTTCTTCTCGCTGACGTTTTCGCCGTCCACGAGGATGATGGTTTTCTTCTTCATAGGGGACACGCTCCTTTCGTTATTAAAAAAGGGACATCGAATCCGACAGGTGATCCTGTCAAATTCGATGTCCCTGAATAAGATTCTTTCAGTTACACGAACAGATGCCGCCAGGTTGTTGAATCAACCCGCGCACACCGCATTCTCCATGAATAAGGGAATGCTCGCATCAGCTCTCCACGATCAGAGAAGCCTTGCTTTATAAAGCAAGGTTACCACAAAAACCACGGATTTTCAATCCTAAAATGGTTAAGAACAGATTTTCCGGGAAGGAGGGGTTCACATGGCCGGAGGCCGATCCATAAAAGGCCTGACCGTTACTATTGACGGCGATACCACAGGCCTGTCGAAGGCGCTGCAGAACGTCAACAAAGAAATAAAGGACACGCAGGCGCAGCTGAAGGACGTGGATAAGCTCTTAAAGCTGGACCCCACGAACACGGAACTGCTCTCCCAGAAGCAGCGGCTTCTCGGCGACGCCATCGGGGAGACCCGCACAAAACTGGACACGCTGAAGACCGCCGGGGAGCAGGCCAACGTCGCCCTTGCCAACGGCGACATCACCCAGGCGCAGTATGACGCGCTTCAGCGGGAGATCATCGAGACCACCGAAGAACTGCGCCGCCTGGAGGAACAGGCAAAGCAATCCGCGACCGCCGTCCAGGAGGTAGCTGCAAAAGGCGAACAGCTGAAGGAGATGGGCGACAAGGTCTCCGGCGTCGGTGAGAAGATGCTCCCCGCGACCATCGCAGTCGTGGGGCTGGGCACTGCCGCCGTCAAGACCGCCGCTGATTTCGACACCGGAATGAGCAAGGTAGCGGCCATCTCCGGAGCGACCGGGGACGATCTGGACAAGCTGCGCGACAAGGCCCGCGAAATGGGAAGCAAGACGAAGTTCTCCGCATCCGAGGCGGCATCCGCAATGGAATACATGGCGATGGCCGGCTGGAAGACCGAGGATATGCTTGGCGGCATTGAGGGCATCATGAACCTTGCCGCCGCGTCCGGCGAGAACCTCGCCACTACGTCCGACATCGTGACTGACGCGCTGACGGCCTTCGGGCTTTCCGCCGCCGATTCCGGGCATTTCGCGGACGTGCTTGCCGCCGCCAGCAGCAACGCCAACACGAATGTTTCCATGATGGGCGAAACCTTC